AACCAGTGGTGGTCGTGACGAGCGCCGACCCGCCGGCGCGGTCGATAACCACAAGCGAACCGCCGCCACCATCGGTGACAGTCACGTAGCCGGGAACCTCCGCGCCGGCCGCGAGCTCCGACTCGACCGGCAACACAGCGATGGCCGTGATCCGCTGGACAGACTCGACGAACATGACGGCGGTGCGCGCGACACCGCCCGCCAGGTCGACGGGGAACACCACCGCGAGCGCGACACCCTTCGTCGCTTCGACCGGGAACAGGCCGGTGCTGGTGATCCCGGTCTGGTACGCCTCCACCGGCAGGAGGACCGCGGACGCAACCCCGGAGGCCATGTCGATCGGGAACACCCCGGTGCTCGACACCGCGATGTTGCCCTGCTCCTCAATCGGGAAGACACCGCTGGACGCGACACCCTGCAACGCTTCGATGACGAACGCGACCGCGGTCTGGACACGTTGTGCCGCCTCGACGGGAACCAGCCCGGTCGCGTTGATCTGCTGCGCCTCGTCGAGCGGGAACCCGACAGCCCGGTTCACGGCCTGCGCCCCGTCCAAAGGCAGGATCCCGCTGGAAGCGACCCCCTGGCTCCCGTCCACCGGGTAGGTCGAAGCCCCCGTTACCCCCTGCAAAGCCTCCAGAGGGGCAGCCAGAGCCGTCTGGACGGCCTGTACAGCCTCCACCGGAAACACACCGGTTGAGTTGACAGGGGTGTTCCCGGACGTTTCGACGGGGAACACACCGGTCGAGGCGACACCCTGGGCGGCGTCGATGACCTCGGCGACCGCGGACGCGACACCCTGTGTCGTCTCGACAGGCACCAGCCCGGTAGCCGCAACCGCCTGCAACGCCTCGAGCGGGAACACGATCTGGGCGCGGATCTGCTGGGCCGCGTCGATGGGGAACACCCCGGTTCCCGCCACACCCTGCGCCATATCCACAGGCGGGCTCGACGACCCCGACACCCCCTGCGTCTCATCGACCGGCAGCGACGATGTCTGCGACACCGACTTCGCCTCATCAACAGGCAGCACCGCCGGCGACTGCACCTGCTGTGCCATGTCGATCGGGAACTGGCCGGTGCCGGCGACCGGGGTGAGGCCCGCCGCCTCCAACGGGAACACACTCGAAGACGCGACACCCTGCGCCCCATCCACGGGCACCTGCCCCGACCCCGCAACCCCCTGCGCACCGTCAACAGGCACCACCCCTGTCGACGACACGCTCTTCGCCTCATCGACGGGCAACACACCGGAGCTCGCCACGCTCTGAGCCGCGTCAACCGGGAACACACCCGACCCGGCGACGCCGCCGGCGCTATCAACAACCTCGCTCGAGGAAGCCGTTACACCCTGAGCCTCGTCAATCGGGAACTGCCCCGTCGACGTGATACCGCTCTTCGCCTCATCAACCGGGAGGACCGCTGTTGTCGCGACCGACTGCGCCATGTCGACCGGGAACACGGCGGTGTTCGACACCGGGGTTGTTGCAACCCCAGCAGCAACCTCTATGTCGCGGGATTTAGGCTGTGGTTGTTGCGGCTGCGGTACCGCTCGCAGCGGAGCCGCCACTTCTAGCCCTCATACCACTTCATGTACACGTCGACGATCTGGCCTGTCCCTGTTGGGCAGAACACACCGACACCGTTGCCGGTGCCGAGCATCACCTCAAGCTCGCCGTTCTGGAACGTCCAGATCACACCCGAACCGATCTGCGCACCCAGGTTCCACCTGTACCCCAGATCAACGAGGGTCGGGCCTGTCGATGTGTGCGACTGGACCATCGTGCAGGTCGCAGCCACACCACCCTGCCCCAGCGTCGCCTCCGTGATCCCCGACCCCTGCGTGCCAGCAGACGTCAACCGGCACAGGCCGACGACACAAGCGACAGCGGTCGAGTTAGAGATGCCGATCTCGAGGATCGAGAAGTTCACGGCAGCGGTCGCGTAAAGGCTGATCCCCGGCAGCGTCGAGGTTGGCGCATTCGTTGTGCGCGCCCCACCAGAGTAAACAGCCATCTTCGTTCCTCCTTTACGTGACCGTCAAGGCCATACCTATATCGGGTAGCACGGTCGGAGCGGTAGCCGGGGTGTAGTCCACATACACACCCACGAAATCCACTGACCCAACCCTGGTGCCGGTGTCCGTTTTGCGCAACGCCACAACCGGACTGTTCCCCAACGTGACGGAAGGGTTGTACTCAACCGCGCTACTGTCGAACACCCAGTTCGTCGGCCACGTTCCCAACGCCGAGATGTCGTCCCCGAACGTGAACGTCGTGTACGTCCCACCCGTCGCAGCCGGGTTCGACTCCAACCTGAACTTCCCTGTCTTCGTTCCCGTGGAGACATCTTCGCCGTGGTTCACATGCAACTGAAGGCAGTTGATCGTGTCCGACGCCCCGATCCCAGCCGTCGTGTACGTCGTCAGGTTCGCCCGGTACTCGTCCGTCGCGTTGTCCGGCGAAGAGTCGGCCGACTCGATCTGCGTCAAATCTGTTTCTGACGCGGTACCAATCGGCGGAGTGTTGTTGGTCGCCTGCCACAGGTTCGTTGTGCCCGCCGCACCGCCAGTCCACGACCCCCGCTGGTTATCCGAGATCGGAACGAGCAACACGACCTTGCCATCCCCAGGCCAACTGTTCTGGAACGACCCCGTGGAGTCGTTGATCGCTATGTCGTCAACGTAGTTCACATGGTTCGTCCCCGCGGTGGAAAGCCAACCGACCTGCAACGTGGCCGGGGTCCCGTCCTGAATGTTCAGACCGGTCGAAGCCTGCACAACGCTGCCGTCCACGCGCAGTTCCACCTCGTCTGTCGCCCCAGCACCGACCTTGAAACGCATCTCAATCCGATAGAAGACGCCGGTGGTCAGGGTGGTGCTACCAGATCCGATTTGGACATCCCCACCTCCGGTTCGGTCACGCAGCGTCAACAGACCCGATGAGCTGACGCGCGCAGCAGGACCTGAACTAACATCGAAACCCATGATGTGCGAGGTAGAGGCGGGCATCTGCTCGAGTCTGATGTAGGCACGCGCGAAAATCTCGCTCGTGCCCACACCGAATCCGAAGGACGGTCCCCCCGTGGAGTTCCCAGCGCCCGTGTCGTTCTTGAACGACGCAGCGCCGGAACGGAACACAGACGTGTCGCGCGTAGTAGTCAAACCGCCGGACGAGGTCCCATCAGGGTCGCTTCCTGACACACCGGAGAAGACGTAGTAGACCTCCGCGCCGCTCGTCATCAGCCGCGCCATACTTACGGCCAGGGTTCGACTGCGGTGTTCGCTATGTCGTCAGCGATAGCGAGCATGTAAAGCGCCCCCGGATACTTGTTCCCGATCAACCGCAGCCAATCCACCGTCGCCTGTTTCGTCACACCGGTACCGGAGCAGACGATCATGCGGATGTCGGGGTCGCACACCTTGAAGCTGCCGTCCGGGTTCTGCGTCACCACCACGCCGGCACCAACTACGGGCGGGTTCGGCCCGGGCACCGTCACGCACTTGAACTGATCGGCAGCCTCGGGCGCGGAAGCCCAGCCGTTGACGCCGCCCTGCCACAGCTTGTTCGCGTACTGGCGCTCCTGCGGTGTCAGCCCCGGGTTCGTCGCCTCCGCAGCGATGGCCGACCAGTCCTCGCGCTTGTAGAACATCGCGAAAGCCACCGGCTATCCCTCGTCTATGTCGTCGACCCGGCTAGCTGCGACGTGTACGTCGACCGGATCGCCGCAGCACCAGCCGACAGCGTCATGTTCAACCACGTCCCGATAGCCGCCGTCGCCGCAAGATCCGTGCCGGGAACCGCCGCCGCCGTCCCCGCGAACGTCACACCACCAGGAGCCGTGATCCGGTTCGTCGTCGTGCCCGAATCGTTCACAGAGGCGGCGAGCCCGTGGGTGATCGTCGCGGACGGGTCGGCTGATTCGGTCACCAGCGCGGTCAGCAGCGCGTTCGTCGAGTTCGTGTTCTTCCAGAAGAACTTGACGTAGTAGTTGACCGTCGAGCCCACAGCGGAAGCGCCCTTGCGGAAGATCGCGTTGAAGCCACGCTCGCCGATCGGGATCTGCCGGTACGTCGCCCCAGCCACCGACTTGCGAACGGTGATGGTGCCGATCGCGTTCGACGCGAGCTCGACCTTCAACATCCGGTCGATCGCACCGTTACCCGCGAAAATCTTCGCTGTCGTCCCAGTCAACGCCAACGTCTCAGTGACAACCGTGCCGTCCGCCTTCCTGGCCTCGATCGTGCAGTTCTGCGTGTCAGACGCCGACGACGAGATCACCTCGACCGTGTCAGCAGCCGTCACCTGAGTGAAGTCAGGCCGGCGCAACAGGTCGATCGCACCACCGACCGTCGAAGCGTCATTGTCGAGCGCGGTCGCCGAGTTGACGGCGTGGAAAGGAACCAGATCCGCGGAGACGATGCTAGCCACCGAGCACCTCCGTCACGGCCGCGTCGTAGTCCTTCTTGTTCTGTTTCCCCATCACCTTCAGGATCGCCTTCGCCTGCTCAACACCCTGCTCGAGTTGCGCCCGCGACTCCTCATCCAACTGGTCGCCGGCGTCCTTCAGCAAAGCAGTCTTCGTCGCGATGTAGTCGCCGAGGTTGCCCTCATGCCACGTCGAGTTCGCCTGCGCCTTCTCCAGCGCCTTCAGGCTCTCACCATCAGGCTCGATAGCGGCACGCATCGTCGCCCGCTCCTCCGTCGACGCAAGCACCTTGATGCTCCCAACCGACTCCGCAGACGCCGCCTGACCCAGGAACTTCTTCGACGGCTTGTCGATCTCGTGGACGCCGCCAGCGAGAACCCCGCCGTCGTACGCCCACTGAGTGCTCAACACCTCGATCCTCATCACCTAGAAATATCGGCTAGAGCAGAACAGGCGTCGGGTCGTCACGGTAATCGGCGAGCAGCGCACGGCTCGCACCAGGCAAAGCACGCCACGGAGCGTCCCCCGTCGTCTCGAACACATCGACGTCCTCGGTCATCGAGAACGGCCCCACCACACGGCTCGAGCCGCGCGCCGGGTTCACCCAACTCTCGTCAACCGCGATCAGCACAGCCTCCTTCACATCCTCCGGCACCGTGCCGATCCCCCACGTCCCGATGATCGTCACCTCGAACCCCTGCCAACTCACAGGCCACCACGCCGTCCACCGGTCGCTGAACGTCAGCCACTTGAACGTCCCCGCCGGCTTCATCCCGCCGACCGGGCCCAGCCGGTAGTCGCCCTCCACCACCGTTGTCGGGGCCACCAGAACCGTCTGCGAGGTCGTCGGGTAGTCGGTGAACGCCGTCACCGAGCTCGGCGGGCCGACAAGGTCGTACTCGTTGAAGTTCACCGTGTTGGTGCGGCCGGTGCAGAAGAACTTCCGTGTCGCGGCCCCGACCGGCAGCCACTCCCGGTTCGTGTACGCGTACACCGCCTCCGACATCGCGTTGACCCTGCGCGCCAGCTTGTAGTCCTGGCTGTTGTCCAACCGGTTCCCGAGCACATACTCGCGCGCCTCCGCGAGGCTCACGAGCGCCCGTGTCGACAGAACACCGGCAGCGCCGAACGCACCCTCAACAACGAACGTGTCGTACTCCGTGACAGCGATGTCGCCTGTCCCGGTGAACGCCGCCGACCACACCCCCGCCGTGTTGTTCTGCGCCCCCGTCACCGTGTACGTGTAAACACCCGCACCCTGCGCGGTCGGTGTCGGGGCGAGCGTTGTGCCGTCCGGCTTGCGGATCGACAGCGTCACCCCACCGGACGGGTTCGCCGGCGTGCCGCTCGAGTTCCGGAACGTCGCCTGAAGCGGAACCGGCTCGGCGATCTGGTACAGGTGGTCGTCGGCCATCACCCGAAAAGTCGGCTATCACAGAACGACGAACGGCCCCGTAGGGCCGCCCGTCGGAGACGTCAAGAACCCCGAAGGAGGTCTATGACATGCCGATGATCCTACCGCTTCTCAGCGGGCGTGTCAGGACGCTTCTCGGCCCGCTCAGAAGGCTTCCGGCCCTCCAAAGCAACCACCTTTTCGTTCAACGCTTCGGCAGCCTCACGGCCCTCCACAACGTCGCCCTTGCGGTGGTTCCTCCAGTTATCCGGCAGCCTGATCTTCACGGGTTACGGGGCGGGAGGGGCGACGACGGCCGCCGCCCCTCCCTGGTGGAACTTAGCCAGCCGGGTACGGATCCGGCTCACCGTTGCGGAGCGCCTCCGCCCGGGACTTCGCCCGGTCATACGCCCGCTGAGCGTCCTTCTCCATCTTCGACGCGGCCGCGTCAGCGACCTTCTGCGCGTCGACGTCGACCCACACCGCAGGATTCTTCGCCTCCGAATCCTGTAGGCCAGGGCCGATCCCGAGCTTGTTGCGGAGAGCCGCGTTCGGGTCGAACACGTCGGACTTCTCCGCGATCGAGTGAAGCGGCTCCGCGTCGGGCATGTCGCCCGCACTGACCTTCACGGTCGGAAGGCTCGACTGCGGATCCTGACCTGCCTCCTTTTCGGGATATCCCTCCGGAAGCACCCGGACAACCGCCTCAGCTGTTTCGCCCTTCTTTTCAGCCATGTCGCTCTTACCCTCCTTCCTAGAAGCTCGGCGGGACAAGGCCCGTGCCGGTGATCAGCGAAATCGCGGCCGGGTAGCGCCCCGCCATGATCCCGTAGAACCCGTAACACGAGAGCCTCACGGTCAGCGTGCCCGAACCGACATCCTCGAACACACGCGTCCTCGGAGCGCCTTCCTCGAACAGGAAGATCTCGTCGGCGGCGTACACCAGGATCACGTCCTCGTTCGTGCCCGCACCCACAGTGGTCGGGATGTTCGGGTCGATCACAACCCGCATCCCCTGAAGACCACCAGCGAACCCGTTCGAGACCGTGCCGGACACGTCACCCATCGAGTTCATAGGTGCGCCGGCGTTGAACAACGGCCGCCCGGTCGAGTCGACACCAGCGAGAAGCTGTGCGGCCCGCCGCGGATGCATCGCGATCGTGTCGGGGTTCATGAACCCGGACGTGATCCTCTGGATCGCGTCCGTGATCTTCGGCCACAACGTGCCGACCGTCGGGGTCGCCTGCGTGTACGTGACAGTGCTGATACCCGACACGTTCCGGAGACCCTTCGCGTTCGTGACGTTCCCCGAGATCACGGCGACATCGAGCTTCGTCGCGAAATCGGCGGAAAGGTCACGGGTCAGGATCTCGTCCATCGACGGGTTCGAGAACTCGTACAACTGGCGGGACAGGTCGATCTGACCGGCGATCGTCTGGTACGCAGCCGTGACGCTCGTGGTGGTCGGATCGGTTTCCTGGACGCCCGAGTTTTCTGTCGCCTGCACGGCGGTTGCGCCGCCACCGGACAGCTTCGGCAGGTTGATGCTGTTCGTGCCGGCCTGAAGCGGGAACGACGTCAGCGAGTCCGCCACCGGGCGCTTCGCGCGCAGCAACTCGACCCACCGGTCGGTCAGCCACTTCGGCGGAACGAACTCGCCGCCGGCACCGGCCGTGGTGGTGATGTCGCGGTACTCAACCCGCATCTCCTGTGCGTGCCTGTTGAGCCGCTGGCGAGCCTCATCGTCGCCACGGTTCATCAGGATCACGTCCTTGTAGAACGACACCCCGCTGTCGCGGAGGCTGTTCTTCTCGTACGTCAGCGGCTCCCTCGAGGAGCCACGGACACGAGCGTGAAGCGCCTCGCCCGGGTCCGACTCGTCGTCGGCCTGCGGACTGAGCTTCTCGCGCTCCTTCATGATCGTCTCCCGGCGGCGGATGTCCGCCGTGAGCCGCTGAACGGCCGCGTTGTCCTTCTCGAAGATCTCGTCGAGAACCTGCCGCTCCTCTGGAGGGCAGTCAGACGGCAACGCCGCAATCCGGTCAGCAGTCTCGTCCAGGGAGGCGAGCAGAGAGTCGCGACGAGTTACGAGCTCGTCAATCGATGACTTCATTTCTCTGTCTCCTGTTGAGATGTGACACCGAACGCGAACTCCCGTGTTCGACGGTGCTCCGCAGCACGCTTCTGCTGCCAGAGCTTGAACTCGCGTTCCTTCGCCTCCCGGTCCTCCGGCTTCTCGTCCGGCTGGTCGGGCTGCGCTGCCGGCGGGTCTTGGCCCTCGTTCGGAGCGGCCTCTTCCGCTGCCCCCGACTCCTCCGGTTCCGGAGCGGGATCAGGGGCGGGCTGGTCGGCGTTGCCCTCGGCACCGCTTGAGCGCGTGCCGATCTCTTGTGGCGTCCACAGCGTCGTGCTCGTGGACGCGGTCCCCGTCAAGTTGGTGGGGATGAAAACTTGGTTGGATCGCTTCGCGCCCTTCAACAGGCTGCGGACAGCGATCTCGCTCGCGGTCTGCGGGTACGCGCCCATCGCGCACGTCGTGACGTCGAAAAGACCGTCCACCTCCCGAATGTCGCGCTCGAGGATGTCCTCGTCTTCGAGGAACCGCCACTCAGCGTCCTCGACGGTGAACGCGAACGACGACTGGTTGATCACGTCGCCCTCCATCAGGATCCGCAGGTTCCGCGCGTCATCAGTCGGTGCGACCCGACTGTAGAAGTGGAGCCCTTCCTTCACGGACTTCAGTTCCAGCGGGTACGTCTTCGACTTCGTCGACGACAACGTCCGCGCCGTGTCGTGGTCCCAGGTGTGAAGGACATGCGGCTCCTCCTTCAACACACGGTCGAACGCACCCGGAATGATCCGCTCGCGGAACCCGCCAAGGTCGAGCGACCACTTGTTGTAGACGCTCGCCAACCCCTTGATCGCATACGAACCAGGGATCCCGTTCCCGGAATCGCGGAGCTCCTCGATCTGGAGAGGGAACGAGCGGTACAGGTGAGAGTCGTTCTCCTCGACCCAGGAGCGAACATCAGCGACGTTCCTATCCATCACCCTGAAATATCGGCTACGTCGCTAGCCGCTGGCGCTACCTCACCCCGCGAAGCCTCTCACGCTCATACCCCTCAGCCGAAAGCACATCCGCGACCACCTGGAACGGCAGCCTGTCGGTCGGCCCCACATACAGGTCGTGGGCGATCAGCTTCGCCTGCGCCTGCTGGAAACTCACGTCGAACGCCGCCAACGACTCCTGCACCAGCGGCCACGACGTCAGATAGCTGACAACGGTCCCCTTGTACTTCGGGTCAGGCTCGTCAAGCATCCGATTCGGCGGGCACAACGTCGGTTGTGTTCCCACCACCCTGATTGCCTCCCGCCGGCCCGCCAGCACCGGTCGGCGTCTCCGGGACAACCTTCCCCGCGCCGTTCGGCAGCGGAGCCCAGCCCTTCTCGGCACGGATCTCGTCGCGCATCCGGATACCAGACTGCACCTGCTTGTGCTCCACCTCAGCCTGTGTCGCCGCGTCGGTGCGCGTCAACTTCGACGGGTCGAACTCGGGGTAGATGATCCGCTGCGGGAACAGGTCCGGGTCGGTGAACAACGCCATCTCGATCCGTTTCATCCTCGGCGACAAACCCGTCGTGTAAAGCCGAAGCATGTCGTGCTCGTAGTTCGACCCGTCGGTCGCGTCCGGGACAAGAAACGACGGCGGGATCCGCAGCATGTGCGCGACATGGATCATGTTCTGACGGTCGCCCTCAACGAACTGCGACTCGCGCATCGTCATCCCCGTCTGCACGATCTTCGCGTTCTGTTGCGCAACGAACGGACGGCCCATGTTCTGCAACCCGATCTGCGCCTGGATCGCCTGCTCGAACCGCTCCGGATCCTGGATCCTTCCCGGCACCTCCAACCCGAACGGCTTCAGCATCCCCTGCTTGAAGAACTTCCCCGAGTACAACACCTGCGCCAAGATCGACGACAGCTTCTCCCGGTTCATCCACATCGGCGAATACCCGCGGTCAGCCCCTTGCGGCGTCCAACCCCGGATGTGGAGGATCTCCGCCTGGCTGTACTGCCGCCGCGTCCAACCGCCGTTCTCGTTCTGCTCCTCGATCAGGAACACCTTCTCGCCCGCCTCGCGTTTCACCTCGACCTTCGTCGGGTCGATCGTGATCAGCCCGATCACCTCCGGTGGCCGGTCGGGGTTCGCGCTCGGAGCCTTCACCTTCCGGACGAAAGAGTTCCCCTCCCATTCGAGGCAGCTAACCCAGTCGGAGATCATGTCCGACGCTGTGAAGTCGCCGGCGCTGGGCATCTCCGCCAACAGCCGGTACTGCCACGTCTGGTCGGCCAGCGTCTTCTCCGCGCCACGCCCCTTGTAGACGTTCAACGGCAGCATCGAGATCATCTCCGCCAACAGCCTGATGCCCGCCGAGACAGCCGGGATCGAGATCATCGAGTCCAAGGTCACAGGGATGCCTGCGGAACCGATACCGCCGCTCACCTGCGCCCAGGTCGGCGGGTCTGAGGAGTGCGAGAACAGGGCGGCGCGCTGCTCGTCGTCGAGGCGCGCTAGCGCCTGAGACACCTGCTCCAGCGGGTCTGATTTGCGGAACCATCCCATCAGCAGGGAAGTCGGCTAGGCAGCGGCCCAATACTGGGTCGGATCGTATGTGGAGTCGCCGGCAAGCTGCGACGCGCCCCACAACGCGAGCGTGGCCGCCACCAAAGGCGTGATGTCGGCGCTCGAGCGGCGGCGAGACCATTTCCACGCGTCCCCCATCGGAGAAGTGTCAGCACCCCTCACAGCAGCAGTCAACTCCGGTGAGCCGAGATGCCGCACCTCCCGTTGCGTGACAAGGTCGACGATCAGGCCGCACGCCTCCCCGTACTGCGTGGTCGTGACCTCCGTCACCCCAACGTCGGCTCCTTCGAGCGCGAGCTTCAACGCGGCGGCAGGGCTGCGGCCGTCGTAGAGGATCATGTCGGGCCGGTGTTTCGCCTCGAGTTCCCGAAGCCTCGGCACCACCCATTTCGTGCCTTTGCGGTGCTCGACAAGCTCGACGTGGTACAGGTCGTCCGACCTGCGGCCGGCGGCCATGATCGAAGCGGAAGTCGACAAAGGGGAGATGTCGAACGCGAACAC